CTCAAACGCGTAATCCCGCAGGTTTTGGCATAGGGGGTCGATTTGGGTAAGAGGGGGCCAAAGCCCAAGCTGGCGGCGCTGGATAATCTCGAGGGAAACCCCAGCAAGCGGGTCATCGAAGAGTCCGGGATCGAAGCCCTCGGCGAGCCATTCATCCCCGAACATCTGAGCGACGACGCGCGCGGCTGTATCGAAGTGGTCAAGGCTTCGATGCCCAGCAACATCTACTCGGCGCTCGACAGCTTCATCCTTTCAGCGTTCGCCACGGCCTGGGCGCTCCACAAGATGGCGGCCCACAAGATTAACGACCCGGAGTTCAAACATGTCTTTGCCGTCGGTGACGGCGGCGCGCAGATGCAGAGCCCATGGCTGGCAATCCTAAACAAGCAGGCCGCGTTGATGGCAACGCTCGGCGACCGGCTCGGGCTGGATCCAAAAAGCCGGGCCGCGCTCAAACTGCCCGGCGCCAAACAAAAGAAAAGCAAGTTCGCAGGCCTGATCGGGCAGCCCGCGTCATCGCGTTTGTTGAGCAGCTAACTGTTCCGAGCGGAGAAGGGCAGGGCGGTCGGTTCCTGCTGCGCGAGTGGCAGAAGCGTTTCATTCGGGACATCTACGAGCCGCACGGCGCCAACGGGCGCCGCATGGTTCGCCGGGCCATCCTCTCCATCGCCCGAAAGAACGGCAAGACCGCGCTGATCGCGGCGCTGGTTCTGGTGCATCTGGTCGGTCCGGAAGCGGAAACGAACGGCGAAATCTTCTCTGCCGCCAACGATCGCGAGCAGGCAGCGCAGGTCTTCAAGGTCGCCCGGCAGATTGTCGAGGCCGACAGCGAGCTCGGCGAGATCATCCGGGTAGTGCCGTCGACCAAGACACTGGTCTGCTACGCGAACGGTTCATTCTACCGCGCCATTTCCGCTGAGGCCGGCACCAAGCACGGTCTCAACCCGACATTCGTCATCTTCGACGAGCTCGCCCAGGCTAAAAGCCGCGAGCTCTACGACGTTCTCGATACCTCGATGGGCGCCCGATCGGAGCCGCTGTTCGTGGTCATCTCGACCCAGTCGAATGACCCTGAGCACATTCTGTCGAAGCTGATCGACGACGGCAAGGACGCCAACGACCCGACCATCGTCTGCCACCTCTACGAGGTGCCAGAGGAAACCAAGGATATCTACGACCCGCGGGAATGGAAGAAGGCCAACCCCGCTCTCGGTGACTTCCGTTCGCTGGCAGACCTGAAGGCGATCGCAGACAAAGCGAAGCGCATGCCGGCGGAAGAGCCGAAGTTCCGAAACCTCTACCTCAACCAGCGCGTCGCGCCGATCGCTTCGCTCATCTCGCGGCCGGAATGGACGGCATGCGCTGGCATAGTTGAGTTCGCGCCGAAGGAGCGGGTCTATCTGGCTCTCGATATGTCGGCCATCGTCGACTTGACCGCGCTGGTGATGGCCAGCGACGGCGACAAGACAAAGGTCCGGCCTTTCATCTGGAAGCCGCAAGAACTGCTTAGCGACCACAGCGACCGCGATTTCGGGTCGGGCAATAACCGCTACGGCGAATGGCACAAGGCAGGGCACCTGCTGGTGTCGCCGGGCCGCTCGATCGACCCTGCTGTGGTGGCTCTCAAGATCGCGGAGTTGGTCAACGAATTCACGGTCCTTGGCCTTGCCTATGACCGCTGGCGTATCGCTGACCTTCTCCGTGAATTCGATCGCATCGGGCTACAGGCGTGGGAAGACAAGGGCGGTGATAGCAAGGGTTCTGGCCTGCGGCTCATTCCTTGGGGCCAGGGTTTCAAGGACATGGCGCCGGCGATCGACGCGCTCGAGCTCGACGTCATCGACCGCCATCTGGTGCATCCGACCAATCCGGTGCTGACATGGGCCATGGCCAACGCAGTGGCCACCATGGATCCGGCCGGCAATCGCAAGCTCGACAAGGACAAGGCTCGATTCAGGATCGATCCCGCGGTGGCGCTGACGATGGCGTGCGGCCTCAAATCACGGGACCGCGCCAATCTGGCGCCGACCATTGACGACTTCCTCGCAAGCTTGACTGGTGCATGATGGGTCTTTGGCAGAAAGCGGTGGCGACGTTCAGTCGCCGGACGCTGGACATTACCAAGCCCCAAGGTTGGACCGGGGGCGACGACAAGCCCGCCGGCGAGCAGGTCACGCCCTCCGGCGTTCTCGGCTTGTCGGCTGCGTGGGCTTGCGTGAACCTGATCGCCGGCACCATCGCCACGCTGCCGCTGATGGTATATCGCATCGACGCCAAGGGTACGCGCGTCGTCGCGAAGGACCATCCGCTCTACCGGATCCTGCACGACAGCCCGAATTCGGACCAGACTGCGGTCGATTTCATCGAATTCATGCAGTCCAGCCTCGAATTCTGGGGCAATTCCTATTCGCGCATCGTGCGTTCGGGCGACAAGCCTGTGTCGCTGCTGCCTATCCGGCCGGACATCGTCACGGTCGACCGAAACGACGCCGGCCGCATCCGATATCGCTGGTCGGAAGACGGAAAATTCTACGACCTAACAGACGAAAACGTGCTGCATGTGCGCGGATTCGGCGGCGGGCCGCTCGGTGGGCTCTCGACGCTCGCATTTGCGCGCAACACCTTCGGCCTGGCGATGGCGACCGACAAGGCCGCTCGCGAGACATTCGCCAACGGCATGCGGCCGTCCGGCCAGTTCGTGTTCAAGGAATTCCTGACGAAGGAGCAGCGTGCTCAAATAGATGAGCACCTGATGACGAAATACATCGGGGCTTTGAACGCTGGTCGGCCGTACATCGCGGAGGGCGGCGCAGAATATAAGCCGCTTTCGATCAATCCCGAAGACGCGCAGATGCTCGAGACGCGCAGTTTCTCGGTCGATGAGGTCTGCAGGTTCTTCGGCGTGCCGCCGTTCATGATCGGACACACCGAGAAGTCTACCAGCTGGGGCTCAGGTCTCGCCGAGCAGGTCCTGGGCTTCCAGAAATTCAACCTGCGCCGGCGGTTGAAGCGCATTGAGCAAGCCATCGAGAAGCGCCTGCTGACGCCGGCAGATCGTGCGGCTGGCGTCACTGTCGAATTCAATATGGAAGGCTTGCTGCGCGGCGATGGCGCCGCTCGTGCCGCCTTCTACAAGTCCGGCCTCAATGATGGCTGGCTGAATGTCAATCAGGTCTGCGCATGGGAGAATTTGCCTCCTGTTGAGGGCGGTGACGTCAACCGCGTGCAGATGCAGAACGTACCCCTTACGGAATCCGGTAGCCAGCCGGAGCCCAAGCCAGCACCAGCCGCGCCGAAACTGCGCGTCGTCGGGAGCGAATGATGAATACCTTCGATTTCAGGCTTGAGACCAAGAGCCTCAACGACGCCGGCGAGTTCGAGGGCTATGCCTCGACCTTCGGAAACGTCGACCAGGGCGGCGACATCGTCGAGCCCGGCGCCTTCATCGAGAGCGTGGTCAAGGCCAAGAGCGACGGCCGGGTCATCCCGATGCTGTGGCAGCATGACCAGCGCGAGCCGATTGGCGTCTGGAAGGACATCGCAGAGGACTCCAAGGGCCTCTACGTCAAGGGTCAGCTGGTGCTCGAAGGCGACCAGACCGCGCAGCGCGCCTACGGCAAGCTGAAAGCCAAGGCGCTCGGCGGCATGTCGATCGGCTACGGCATCCCGGCCGGCGGCGCCGCGCCCGACGAGAAGCGCCGCGGCGTCATGCGCCTGAGCAAGATTGACCTGCGCGAGATCTCGCTGGTCACCATGCCGATGAACATTAACGCCCGGGTGACCGGCGTCAAATCCATTCTGGAGGCCGGCAGCCTGCCGTCCATCCGTGAGTTTGAGGACTTCCTGCGGGATGCAGGCGGTTTCTCGAAGTCCCTTGCGACGGCAATTGCCAGCAAGGCCGCGCCGCTTCTTCGGGGGGAGCCCGACGCTAAGGCGAACGATGCAACCGAATTCCTCACAGCCATGCTGAAGGCCGGTTGATTCCCTCCTCCTCTGCCGAAAGGGCAACATCATGACCGAGAAAACCGCCGCCGAGCTTGCCGGCGAAGTCAAAGCCGAATTCAAGGTGTCGTTCGACGCCGTCAAGGAGATCGCCGAAAAGGCGCTCGCCGAAGCCAAGTCGGGCGTCACCATGTCCGAGAGCCAGAAGGCGAAGACCGACGAGGCCCTGACGAAGATGAACACGCTCGGCGAGCAGCTGGCCACGCTCGAGCAGAAGGTTCTCGAAGGCACCAAGGGCGACGCCGATGTGCCGCGCACCATGGGTGAAATGTTCGTCGGCGACGACAAGGTCAAGCAGTTCCTGGCGCAGGCCAACCCGCGCGGTCGTGTCGACTTCCAGACCAAGGCGACCATCACTTCGCTGACCACCGACGCCGCCGGCTCCGTGGGCGACGCGATCGCCAACACCCGGCTGCCCGGCATCCTGCCGTTGCCCCAGCGCCGCATGACCGTCCGTGACCTGCTCTCGCAGGGCCAGATGGACGGCAGCACGCTGGAATACGTCAAGGAGACCGGATTCACCAATAGCGCCGGCATGGTGGCGGAAGCGGCGGCCAAGCCGCAGTCCGACATCAAGATGGACCTGGTGTCGACGTCGGCGAAGGTCATCGCGCACTACATGAAGGCCTCGCGCCAGGTGCTGAGCGATGTCCCGCAGCTGCAGTCGATCATCAACAACCGTCTGCTCTACGGCCTGGCCTACAAGGAAGAGGGCCAGCTGCTGAACGGCGACGGCACCGGCCAGAACCTGCTCGGCGTTATCCCGCAGGCGACCGCCTACGCCGCGCCGGTGGCGCTCGCCGACCTCAACATGTTCGACGTGCTGCGTCTGGCCATGCTGCAGGCGGCGCTCGCCGAGTATCCCGCGTCCGGCCACGTTCTGCACCCGACCGACTGGGCGCAGATGGAGACCCTGAAGGACACCATGGGCCGCTACATCATCGGCAACCCGCAGGGCACCACCACGCCCACCATGTGGGGCCTGCCGGTCGTCGCCACCCAGGCGATCACGGTCCGCAAGTTCCTGACCGGCGCCTTCAAGCTCGGCGCCCAGGTGTTCGACCGCTGGACGGCCCGCGTCGAGATCGCCACCGAGAACGAAGACGACTTCATCAAGAACCTGATCACGGTTCTGGCTGAAGAGCGTGTCGCGCTCGCGGTGTATCGCCCCGAGGCGTTCATCTACGGCGACCTCGACACCGCGCTGGCCGCCTAAGCAGCAACGGCAACAGGGGCGGCGCTAAAGCGCGCCGTCCCGATGCCCAGGAGGACGACATGGCAGAGCGTGAATACAGCGTGACGCGGATCCACGAAGGCGATCGGATTTATCGCGAAGGCGATACCCGGACGCTCAGCGAATCCGACGCCAAGCATCTGGTCGAACTCGGCGTGCTGGTGCCGCGGCCGGACAAGCCGAAGGCCGAACCGGCCCCCATGAACAAGGCGGAGCCCGCGCCGGCCAACAAAGCCGAGCAGGCCACCGTGACCAACAAGACCGCCCATCCGCGCCACAAGCGCAAGTAGGCCGCAAGGCCGCAACCGGCGCCGAGGCGCCAGCAGGAGACGACCATGAAGCGATACAAAGTCACCGTAACCACGGCCGCCGACGGTACGGTCACCGCCTATACGCCCCGCCTGTCCGGTGAGATCCACCAGATCGAGTACGTCAAGGACGGCTCCAACGGCTATGCAACCGGCGTCGACTTCACCATCACCGGCGAAGCCACCGGCGTGAACCTCTGGACCCAGTCCGACGTCAACGCTTCCACCGTTGTGTCGCCGCGACAGCCGACGCATTCGCAGGCCGGCGTGGCTTCGCTCTATGCGGCCAGCGGCACCGCGGTGCAGGCGCGCGTTGCGCTGGCGAACGACCGTGTCAAGATTGCTCTGGCTCAGGGCGGCAACGCCAAGGTCGGCGTCTTCCACGTCCTCGTGGACTGAGCCGCATGTCGGTCATCGTCGTCACGCCGCCGGAATATCCCGTCGTTTCCCTCGAGGAAGCCAAGGCCCATCTGCGCGTCGACCACGCCGACGATGACAACTACATCGAATCCCTCGTCGCGGTTGCGACCGCGACGATCGATGGCCCAACCGGCTGGCTTGGCCGATGCCTCGTTGAGCAGACCCTGGAATGGCGCGGCGATGAGTTCGGCTGCGACATCCGCCTTCCATATCCGCCCATCATCTCGATCGACAGCGTCAAGTATGTCGACGACGCCGGTGCCGAGCAGACGGTCTCTCCGGCCGATTATCTGCTGACCGGCGCCCCCAGCCTCCCGCGCCTTTCGCTGAATTACGGTTCATTCTGGCCGACGCCGCGATGGCAGACAGAAGCTGTGCGGGTCCAGTACACAGCTGGATGGCCTGTTCAAACGACCGGCGCCGGTGAGGACGAGGTGACGACCTGGACCGGCCCGGCGCCGATCCGACACGCCATCCTTCTGATGGTGTCACAGCTCTACGAAAACCGCGAGCCTGCGACCGAGCGCGGGCAGGTCGAACTGCCTTTCGCCGTCACCGCGCTGCTTTCCACCTATCGCGTCTTCGCCTGATCCAAAGGAGCGACCATGGCCGACCTCACCATCACCGCCGCATCCGTCATCGCCGACTCTTCCGCGACCAAGGTCCACGGCACCGCCGGCGAGACCATCGCGCAGGGAAAGCTGGTCTACCTGAACAGCGCCACCAACAAGTGGATGATGGCCGACAGCAACTCCGGCACCGCCGAGGCTCGCGCCGGCACGCATGTCTCGCTGAACAGCGCGGCGCTCAACCAGCCCATCACTGTCGGCAAGGGCCGCATTACCATAGGCGCCACCCTGACCCCGGGCCTGGCCTATTACGGGTCGGATACCCCAGGCGGCATCTGCCCGATCGCTGACGTCGGCACCGGCGAATATGTCAACCTCGTCGGCCTGGCCATGTCCGCCTCGGTGCTCGAAGTCGCTCCGAAATATACGGCCGTCGCGAACTGATGAAGACGACCGCCGGCGAGCTGCGCCACAAGATCTCTTTCCAGACCCGCGCCATACTCGACGACGGGTTCGGAAACCCCATCAGCGGGGAATGGGAAGAGCAGTTCACGGTCTACGCCAAGGTGCAGGCGAAGCTCGGCGGCGAGGCAGTCACCGCGGCGCGGCTCCAGGGCCAGCAACCCATCAACATCACGGTCCGGCAAAGTTCACAGACGGTCCTGATCAAGGAAAACTGGCGCGCAGTCGACGCGCGCGAGGGCACCGAATACGCCATCCGGTCCATTATAGACCCAGACGATGGCGGGGCATGGCTCGAGCTGCTGTGTCAGTCGGGCGTCGCATCGTGAAGACGGTCACGATGTCGCGCGATTTCGACTACCGGCCGAAAGCCGGCGTCATCATCGTCTACCGCGGCGGCCG